AGATGTTTATCCACCCGTTAACCCCTCTCCTGACACACCGCTAAACCAGATCATGTATCGTGCTGGTCAACGCAGTGTGTTGGAGTGGATCGAAAACAGACTTGATGAGGAATCTTAATCATGGGCGCACAACGCCGACAACATCATAGACGCGAAGAAGCAAAACGTCAGGCTGGCATTGATAATACCGCTATGCGGATCGCTCAAGAGGCTGCTGCAGAACGTCAGCGGCAACAAATTCAAAGTATGCGAGACTTGGCTGAGTCTATGACTCCCGATTCACCACCTCGTCCTGTTCAAAGCACACTTGCTGCTAGCCGTACAGGTGTGCGTACTGCACGTTCGACTCGTGGCACTGTTCGCGGTCTTTCTAAAGGACTTGCTTCACTTCGTATCCCCCTTAACATCGGTGGTGGTGCCGGTGGTGGTCTTAACATTGGTTAATTAAATGAACGCTAAAAGCAGGTACGATCATCTATCTAGCTACCGTTCTCAATTTCTAGACACAGCGGTTGAGTGCTCAAAGCTCACCATTCCTTACCTCATCCAACGTGATGAGTTCAGAGTTACACATCAAACCCTCAAGCAACCTTGGCAATCCGTAGGTGCTAAGGGGGTAGTGACACTTGCATCCAAGTTGATGCTGTCCCTCCTACCTCCCCAAACTACGTTCTTCAAGCTGCAGGTACGTGACGACAAGCTAGGCACTGAGCTGCCTGCTGAGATCCGTTCCGAACTTGACCTGAGTTTTGCTAAGATGGAGCGTATGGTGATGGATTCGATTGCTTCTTCCAGTGATCGTGTCGTTGTTCACCAGGCTCTCAAGCACTTGGTGGTTGGTGGTAACGCGCTGATTTTTATGGGTGAGGAAGGGTTGAAACATTACCCACTGAATCGCTACGTTGTCGATAGAGATGGTAACGGTAACGTAATTGAGATCGTAACCAAAGAACTAATTAACAAACAACTTCTACCTGATGACATTCTCAAAGATCCTCCGACCGTCATGGACGAGAGTTTTGCACATGAGGATGACGTAGAAGTTTATACACATGTACGCCTAGACAACAATCGTTGGCTATGGTATCAGGAAGTCTATGGTAAAAAGATTCCTAAATCAGACAGCAAGGCTCCAAAGGATGCTAGTCCTTGGCTTGTACTGCGCTTCAATTCTGTCGATGGCGAGAACTATGGACGGGGTAGAGTTGAGGAATTCTTGGGAGATCTTAAGTCGCTTGATGCACTCTCCCAAAGCCTCGTAGAAGGCTCTGCAGCAGCCGCTAAGGTCGTCTTCGTGGTATCACCCTCAAGCACGACTAAAGCACAGACGCTGGCGAAGGCAGGCAACGGAGCGATCGTTCAGGGTAGACCTGATGACATTGGTGTTATTCAAGTCGGTAAAACGGCGGACTTCACCACTGCTATGACCATGATGCAGCAGCTTGAGCGCCGCTTGGCTGAGGCATTCCTCATTCTTACAGTGAGACAGTCCGAACGGACTACTGCTGAAGAGGTCCGTCTTACTCAGCTTGAACTTGAACAACAGCTTGGCGGTTTGTTCTCTTTGCTGACTGTTGAATTCCTCCTTCCTTATTTGAACCGCAAGATGCTGGTTCTTCAACGCAGTGGACAACTCCCACGTATTCCTAAGGATCTGGTTAACCCTACTATTGTTGCAGGTATCAATGCTCTTGGCCGTGGTCAAGATCGTGAGTCTCTCACTTCCTTTATCATGACTATTGCCCAGACTCTTGGACCTGAAGCAATGATGAGGTACATTAATGCTGATGAAGCTATCAAACGTTTGGCAGCAGCACAAGGTATTGACGTACTTAATCTTGTTAAATCTATGGAGCAGATGGAGCAAGAAAAAGAACAAGCTATGCAACAGCAAGAGGATATGGTCATGGCACAACAAGCTGGTCAACTCCTCAAAGCTCCACTGGCTGATCCGTCTAAGAATCCCATGGCAGGTGAAACTGTCAATGCGATGATGGGCGAGGAAGTCATCCCACCAATGCAATAACTATGGCAGAAATTCTATCCTACGATCCTAGCTCTGATCCCGAAATTGTTGGTGCCATTGAAGCCGATCAGGCTGAGTCACTTGCAATAGGCGAGGAGATGATCCAACAAGCCGAGCAACGGCTAGCTGGGAAGTACAAAGATGCACAAGAGCTTGAAAAAGCTTACATCGAACTTGAAAAAAAACTAGGTTCACGCGATGCACAAGAAGAAACGTCGGAACCGGAGATTGAAGATCAGCAAGAACCGTCTGAGTATTCTACGCAAATCGACGCCATTAGTCGGGCAGCAGAAGAATATGAGTCGCAAGGTCAGCTAAGTGCTGAGACCTTGGCTGAGTTTGAACAAATGTCATCCAAGGAACTGATCCAAGCATACTTTGAGTATGAACAAGGATTACCTACTGCGGAGTCATCCGGTGTTGAACTTAGCCAAGCTGAGATTAACTCTATTCAAAACTCTGTGGGAGGTGAAGCCGCCTATCAACAGCTTGTTGGTTGGGCAGCACAAAACTTCTCACAATCTGAGATCCAAGCCTTTGACAATGTTGTAGACTCTGGTAATGTAGATGCTATCAACCTGGCTCTCGCTGGGTTGAAGGCACGTTACACTGATGCCAATGGCTACGAAGGAACAATGATTCAAGGTAAGGCTGCAGCTCCTGCTGACACATTCAAGAGTCAAGCAGAAGTTGTACGGGCAATGTCCGATGCTAGGTACGATCGTGACCCGGCATACCGTGACGAAATCATGCAGAAGCTCGCCCGCTCTGATCTTAAATTCTAATGAACGACACAAACATTTGGGCCAAAGAGCCACCCCTTATTATGACCGACCATCCCTACGGTGTCCCACATAACGAACGAGCTGAGCAGCTCAACGGTCGCCTTGCTATGCTTGGCATCATGGCTGCTTTTGGCGCTTACGCGCTGACTGGTCAAATCATTCCTGGTATCTGGTAATGCCTCAAGGTAAAGGAACTTACGGTTCAAAGAAAGGTCGTCCCCCTAAGAAAGGGACGAAAAAGTAATGGCTAAGCCTGGTCTCTATGCAAACATCCACGCCAAGCGCAAACGTATTGCTGCAGGCAGTGGTGAAAAAATGAGAAAGCCTGGGTCCAAAGGAGCACCCACGGCTGCACAATTTAAACGCTCCGCTAAAACTGCTAAAAAAAAGTAACACTAATCACATGAAATTCCTTGCTATCCTCCCCGCTGTCGCTCTGATGGCTGCACCTGCTTTCGCTGCTCCTTATGTTAATGTTGAAGCGAACTCTGGGTTCACCGGTTCCGACTACACTGGTACCGCTACTGACTTCCACGTGGGTGTTGACGGTTCTGAAGGCGCTGCTTCCTGGTATCTCCAGGGCGGTCCTACCGTCGTCTCTCCTGATGGTGGTGAAGCTGAAACCATCCTGACTGCTAAAGTCGGTGGTGGTGTTGGCGTGACCGAAGCTCTTTCCGTGTACGGTGAGATCTCGGCTGCCTTTGATGACGTGAACAGCTACGGCACTAAAGCCGGTCTGAAGTATCGCTTCTGATAAAGTACGGGGTTGGACTGGACAAGCGCCTTGCCAACCCCTATTAAAGTGCGCTCATACATACCCGAACAAACACACGCACTTACTACTTTAATGACTGCTTCAATTGCTCTGAAAAAACAGTCAAGTGCCTGGGATCAATTTTGTGACTGGGTAACTTCGACTAATAATCGTCTTTATGTTGGCTGGTTCGGAACACTGATGATTCCGTGTCTCCTTGCCGCTACTATTTGTTTCATCGTAGCATTCGTTGCTGCGCCACCTGTTGACATTGATGGAATCCGTGAACCCGTCGCAGGCTCCTTGCTGTATGGTAACAACATCATATCAGGAGCCGTCGTTCCGAGCAGCAATGCCATCGGACTACACTTCTACCCAATTTGGGAAGCTGCTTCACTTGATGAATGGCTGTACAACGGGGGTCCATTCCAACTCGTTGTCTTCCACTTCCTCATTGGCGTCTATGCTTACATGGGACGAGAGTGGGAACTTAGCTATCGACTAGGGATGCGTCCCTGGATCTTCGTTGCCTACTCCGCTCCTGTCGCTGCAGCTACCGCAGTGTTCCTTGTCTATCCCTTCGGTCAGGGTTCTTTCTCTGACGCTATGCCCCTTGGTATCAGTGGAACGTTCAACTACATGCTTGTCTTCCAAGCCGAACACAATATCCTTATGCACCCTTTCCATATGCTTGGGGTTGCTGGGGTATTTGGTGGCAGTCTTTTTAGTGCTATGCACGGAAGCCTCGTCACATCCTCACTTGTTCGGGAGACTACGGAAGACGTATCCCAGAACTATGGTTACAAATTTGGACAAGAGGAAGAGACCTATAACATTGTAGCAGCACATGGCTATTTCGGACGACTCATCTTCCAGTACGCGAGTTTTAACAACAGCAGAAGTCTACACTTTTTTCTGGCTGCTTGGCCTGTTGTTGGTATTTGGTTCGCTGCCCTTGGTGTTAGCACGATGGCTTTTAATCTTAACGGCTTTAATTTTAACCAGTCCCTTCTTGATAGTCAGGGACGTGTTGTTCGTACTTGGGCAGACATTCTTAACCAAGCCAACCTTGGATTTGAAGTCATGCACGAGCGCAACGCTCACAACTTCCCTCTGGACCTTGCTTCTGTTGAGGCAACTCCGGTGGCTCTATCCGCCCCTGCCGTAGGCTGATATACTGAATGCCGTCCGTTCATCCCACTTGTGGGACGCATGTCACCTGATCATGGAACGGGGGTCAGGTACTTTCATCTAAGATCATGACTCAAGTCGAATTGGATGCCCGTGTTCGGGAGCAACAAGCAGCACAAAAGGCAGCTAAGCTTAAGTATCGCGGCATTGCTTACAAATTTCACGCTACTAAATTCTGATGTTTCACACCTTTGGTGGCAAGGCTAATCCCGTCAAGTACGGTATTCCTGCCGCACCCACTCCTACACCTGAACCAGAACCGGAACCTACAGAACCTGTAGAGTCTGAAGAATAGTAAACTGGAGTCAGGCACCTCAGAGTCGGACCTGGCTCCTCTTGGCGTTGGCCTCTACGGAGATACCCTTCGCCGTCTAGACGGTGGGATAGACCACAAAATATCGCTACAAAATTTTCCAAACGTTTGGGAGCAAGTCTTCTTTAATTTCTTACTCCTTTAAAAATGGCACATCAAAACTCTGCTGAGCCTCTTGCTGATCTTACGCAACTTGGCCAGTCTAACCTCACGGGCGATACCCGTGCTCTGTATCTCAAGCTTTTTAGCGGTGAGATGTTCAAAGGTTTCCAGCAAAATACCATTGCTCGTGACCTGATCATGAAGCGGACTCTCCGTAACGGTAAGTCCCTGCAATTCATCTACACTGGTCGCACGACTGCTGAGTACCACACTCCTGGTAACAGCATCCTCGGTAACAGCGACGGTGCACCTCCCGTGGCTGAGAAGACCATCACCTGTGATGACCTGCTGATCAGCTCGGCTTTCGTGTATGAGCTGGACGAAGTTCTTGCTCACTACGATCTGCGTTCTGAGATCTCCCGCAAGATCGGTTATGCTCTCGCTGAAAAGTATGACCGCCTGATCTTCCGTGCTATCGCTAACGGTGCTCGTAAGGCTTCTCCTGTGTCTGCCACCTCCTTCGTGGAGCCTGGTGGTACTCAGGTCCGTGTTGGCACCACTGCTAACTTCTCGGATGCTTATGATGACGCTGCTCTGGTCACCGCCTTCTACGACGCCGCTGCTGCGATGGACGAGAAGGGTGTGAGCCAAGAGGGTCGTGTTGCTGTCCTGACTCCTCGTCAGTACTATGCACTGCTGCAAGGCATCAACTCCAATATCCTTGTCAACCGTGACGTTCAGGGCGATGCTCTGCAGTCCGGTAAGGGTATCATGAGCATTGCTGGTATTGAGATCTTCAAGTCTACCAACATTCCTTTCTTCAGCAACTACGGTACCAAGTTCGGTTCTACCGGCGGTACTACCGACACTGGTGTTGCTTCTCCTGGTAACCTGGGTAGCTTCATCGACACCGGCATGGAAGATGCTGATGCTGCTGCTACTGGCATCAACAACGAGTATGGTCTGGGTTCTGAGTTCAGCAAGTCCTGCGGTCTGATCTTCCAACGTGAAGCTGCTGGCGCTGTTGAAGCTATTGGTCCTCAGGTCCAAGTCACCAGCGGTGACGCTTCCATCATCTACCAAGGTGATGTGATCGTTGGTCGTCTCGCCATGGGCGCTGACTACCTGAATCCTGCTGCTTGTGTGGAACTGTTTGCTGGCGCTGCCTCTGGCGACGCTGCTTTCTGATCTTTAATTCGATCAATACTGGGGGTCCTTCGGGACCCCTTTTTTTTATCTTTCGATAGGTAACTATGCCCTTTCCTACTTATGCTGCGTCCACCGAACTGGATGCTGTAAATCAAATACTTAGCTCAGTGGGACAGGCTCCTGTCACCACACTAGATCTGCAGAACCCTGAAGTATCTATTGTACTCAACACCCTCCGGGAAGTTAATCGTCAAGTTCAATCTGAAGGATGGATCTTCAACACTGAACGTGAGTATGAGATGACTCCCGACAGCTCTACTAATCAGATTGCATATCCATATAATATGCTGCAGATTGATACTAATACTGAGTATCATAAGAACAAGTATGATGTAGTTCGCCGTAACGGTAAACTATATGATCGTCTGCATCATACCTTTACTTTTACTGATTCTATTAAAGCAGACGTTGTTTGGTTCTTTGACTTTACCGACGTTCCTCCTGCTATTCAAACCTATATTACTGCCCGAGCTGCTCGCATGTGTGCTACCAAGATGATTGGTGACCGTGAGCTTAATGCACTTCTCCAAGAACAAGAATTTAACACTAGAGCTTCTGCTCTTGAATACGATTGTAATCAAGGCGACTACTCTATGTTCGGGTTCAGAGATGGTGAAAATTATTACAATAGCTATCAACCCTTCCAAGCATTGATGCGATGAGTACTGTAACCCAAAGGATTCCCAATCTTCTATCTGGCATTTCACAACAACCTGATAACCGTAAGTTTCCTGGACAACTGCGGGATTCTGTGAATGCTTTTCCTGACTATACTCTTGGTCTTCTCAAGCGTCCTGGTGGTCAATTTACATCTAAACTATACGGCGCTACTCCTGAAGGTAAGTGGTTTTCAATCCTTAGGGATCAACAAGAAAAGTACGTCGCTCAATATGATGACTATACCTTCCGTGTGTGGAGCCTTATTGATAGTGCATTAGGAGAAGCTGGTTCTCCTCGTGCTGTTGATATGGGAACCAATACAGGTGTTCCAGGTACCTGTAAATTAGAGGATATTCTTTCTATTACTAATGCAGG